CTATTCATATTATAGACCACGGAGCTGTAGGTGCGAAGTCAACGGCTTGGTTAAATGTTAAATTCAAAATAGAATATTTGAATGCTGATCCTATATACCTCAATCAAATAGCAGAAGATCCTAATGAAGAAGTAAACAGCCCTTTATTATTTGTGTTTAACGGAGTAGTGTATAATGAAGATTATTTAAGTCAAGGCTATACAAGTCCTGTAAATTATGACTTTGGTTATAACTATGATAAGCATAATTTAGTTATGAATGATACAGATGCTACATTTTTAACACAAGCACCTGAAGTTCAATATGCTAGAATGAGTGATTATGGGACTTTAAGTTTCTTTAATATGTTAGATAGTCCTACGTTTGGTTGGGCGACAGGGGGTGCAGGATCTATCGAACCTGTAGTAATAAATAT